CGTTATCAAACGTTTTAAATTTATTCGATAAAAAGGCCCTAGCAACATAATCAAAACATTCTTGCTGATCTGTCATGTCAAACATTCGGATCATCTGTTTTGAGTTTTCGTTTTGCCAAATTGCATTGATCAGCTTGTCGAATTCAAAAGAATATTGCTCTTTTAATCTTTTAGCTGTTCGGACATCAATCTGTGCTTTTGACGCTATTTGATTAAAACAAACATCATTCACTTTTGCGATCCTTGTCGGCTCACCTCTTATACCTTCAATAACAATTTGCGATTGTTTATTGTCTGAAACACTAGATTCAACGGTTCTGAATTGCAGATCTTTTGTTTGTGGCAAAATATCAGCTGTTCTCTTTTGTTGTTCTTGTACTCTCTCCAATAAAGCTTGCAGATCGTTATTTTGGTTTTCAATTGTAAATTGCATTTTTGACTCCATAAAAAATAATGAAAATTTAAAGATTTTTATAAGGTCGCTATATAGTGCCTTGCGACAATTTCGGACTAGCACGAATCAGGCGCGGAAAACTTTAACCAATTTTAGGGCAAGATCCAGAATGAATTTCTAAAAGCGTAAACTCGCTGATTTTCGGATCGACTAAAATTGATCTTCCCTAGTCTGAAGGTAGAATATATTAATTTTCGCATATTGCAAATAAAATTTTTAAAAGTTTTATAGAATAAATAAAAACATCATTAATAAATAAATGAATACGAATAGAATCGCAGTCGTTATGAATTCAAAAAAAACTTGTAATTTATGCGATCTTAAAAATTTAAAAAATAGATCAATCACTCCCAAGATCTCCAACTACATGATGTCTAATGATTGCATTATGGGGTAATTGCTTTTTAAACTTTTTAAGTTTTTCTGAATCCGATTCGGGTTGGATTTGATTCGGCATTTTTTGCCAGTGAATATTTACATTGCCACCCGATCCATAACATCCGCCTTTTTTATTCGGATCGCTTGCGTCTTTTTTAAATACGCCATGTGAAGTGAATCCGATCACATATTCGCGATCTTGTCGAGCACATAACGGTTTACCCGATCCGCATTGAAGGCAACCCAAATTTTTATTATATTCTGACGGACAACGAACGAATAAAACATTGTCGAATTTTCGGTTTTTTCCATTTTTAAAAAATTCAGTGTCAACGACTAAAACGGTTGGAATCTTATTTTTTACAGATTGGATCGCTTGTTTTACGGTTTTAGTTGACCAATTGATCGTTGTAGTTTTTTCGCTCATTTTATGAAACCAGAATAATGGGCTAAAATGTGAAAATGTAAATGATTCGCCTTTTTTAGGTTTGCAATTTAAAAGGGCATCTAAATACTTTTCATCAATTTTATTTGATCCGCATCCACTTGGATTCAACTCGCAATCGGTCGGACACGTACCAAATTTATTTTCAGATCCTGATCGGTATGTAACCGCTAAACCTTTTGTTTTATTTGCCTGAGAATTTAACGTTGTTTTTAACATGATTTTTGACCTTATTATGTAATTTATCGCATATGATAAACTAACAAAAAAAATAGACCTTTTACAAGATCTATTTTTAAAAGTTTAAGTTTTTAAAAAACTGATGTTATTTCATCATCATTTGGATCGATTGCTTTTTCCCATTTATCTAAAGGAATTTCAATTAACTCATGATTCAAACATTCATTAATTGCCTTAGATAAAGATTCAGAATTTTCATAATCCTCTTTATCAAAATAGGTATTAGAAGATAATGAAATAACAAAAAGATATTTAGGTTTTAACCATAAATCACAATGGAATGTCCCTTCATCGATTTTTTCGATATATGGCAAAAACTTTTCATCGATTTTAACTTTAAGAGGATCAAGATCTCGCAAAGTTTTTGGGGTTTTTTTTAAATAAATTTTTTCAGTCATGTGACCTCCAATTTTAAAAAGTTAACTTATTATATATCTTTTTTAAAAACCCCTTTTAAAGAGTATATCATAAATCGCATATCATATCAAACATTATTTTTAAAAGTTTTATTTGATTCTCATAATCGACATATTATCAAGGGCAAACATAACATCTATGTATTCATCATGATCATATATCGAAGATTCTTGGAAATACTCCCAGAACGGTAATTGATTTTTAAAATAATTATTTGATTCAAAAATATGATCCTCGTTTTTATCAAATAATCCTGAATCGCCATAAACTTTTTTAAAAGTTTTAGGAGTATGGATTTCTATAATTTCTCCACAATTCCACTTGCAATAATAAAGCACTTTATGATGATCACCTGATAGATCAATATGTTCTTGAAGTTGAAATCCTTTTAATTTGATTATTTGTTTAGTCATTTTTTATTCTTCCTCATCTTCTAAAAAATCATCTTCACTTTGATTTAAAATAATTTTTACATAGTTTAAAGTTTCATCGTCATTAAAAGCACCGTAAACTTCAAACTCTCCATCGTTACTTGTTGAAAAACAAACACCTAAACCATTTAATTGATCATTTAAATTTTCATCAGGGTTACAAGAAATGTGACAACAACCATTATAACTATAATCAACTTTAGGTTTGTTTGATTTTTTTAAAACGTAATGACCATCCGCAATCATTTCATTCATAGTCCTAAAAGTAACAGGAATTTGCGTCATTTGAATTGGCTCATTATAATCTTGAAAGTCCTTTGGATAGACCATCTTACGACCTCCTTCAAACCATTCGTAAATTCTTTCATCCTCAAACTCATTGTTCTTGAAGTACTTCAAGTAACAAGGATCTGTTAATAAAAGTTGACCTGAATCAACTCCACATTTACCTAAATATTTTTCTTTCATTTTTGACTCCATTTTTTATTTACTTGACTAGTATGCACTTTATCGCATATCATGTCAAATATATAATTGTTGAAGGAAAAAGTCATGGAAATAGAAAATAAAAAGAAACTCACTTTATTGTTTGATCAATTCGTTGAAAACAATAAATTATCCAAAATTTCATCTGACGATCAAATTTTAGAAAATAAACCTTTGATAAAAGAATTTCACGATTCTGTTATTATGAGTTTAGAAGATTTGTTGCCAGAAGAATATGCTAGTGAAAATCAGCAAAAGACTTGTGACGATATTTTAGAATCAGTCGATAGAGTTGCAAGACTCAATCATGTTTTAGGTTGGATGGATTGTTTTTCGGCAATTTGGAAAACTTTACACAATGAGGAGCAATTTTACGAACCAAAAGCATTTTATCATACAAACGATGATGAGGTGTAATCATGGAAATAGAAGAATTTAAACAAAAATATACCACATGGTTAAAATTAATTGTTGTGAATGAATTAGAAAAATCTATGCATGAAAGAAATTGGCATAATGAAATAGCTAATGTGTTGACGGATTTTGAAAGAGATATTGATGAGGTTTTTAAAAATGGAAAATGATAAATATATATTTTGGTATTACAATCCAGAATGCCAAGTTTTTATTTCAGATCTGATAAAAGATTTAAACGAACAATCCCAACAATATTATTCAAGCCCTGAAAAATGGGAAAACTGTTCAAACCACAACGACTCATGTGGTTCTGTTCATTATAATTTAGACAATGACACAGAAACATACGTTCAATTGTTTGCTTTTCATAATCAAGAAGAGGCAACAAAAGAAGGTGTTGACGAAAGATTTTCTATTGAAGTTTCGATCAATGGTGAGACAGAAATCATAGGAGGAGAGGAGTCTGTGGTTACGAATGATCGGGAAGAGGCTATCAAACAAGCTTTGGAGGCTGTTTCCGCATTATTAACAAAAGTTTAGGAGGAAAATAATGGCAATTTATAAAGTAACAACACAATCTTATACCTATACACATTATTTCGTAGAAGCTGACAATGCGGAGGCAGCTGAAGCAAACTATTGTGAATTTAAAAAATGTGAAGAAGATCCTCTTCACGGAGATAATGATGAAACGGTTCTAGAAGTAAACTTATCTGAGGATGAAATATGATTTGGTTATTTAGTAAAATTTATTTGTTTATGGTGACAGGGTCTTTTTCGGAAAAGAAAGTTAAAAGGAGGTACAGAATAAAATGAAAACAAAAACGATTGACTAACAACGAATCATATGCAATTATGATCGTGAATTTTTGACGACATAACTAATGGTGTAACATTTTTATACAGAGTGTTACACCATTTTTTTTACAAAAAAGTTACGTGTAACTATATTGAAAACAAACAATTTTTTCTTGTTTGTCTACGTCTATTACTATGTGTGAAAAATAAAAAAAAATAAAAAATATTTTTTAAAGGCGTAACAGGTGTGAAAAAAGTTACACTGTTAATAAGTAGTTGATATTATTATATAATATAAGAACAGATTGTAACATATTTGGTTTTTCAAAAAAGTTACAAAAGTTACATTTGTATATTTCTATATATATATTAGTATAATATTTGCAAACTTTGTTTAAAATTTATTGGGAACAAAAATGGAAAAAGAAAATAGTCCTATATCTAGAGGTCGTGGAAGACCAAAAGGTAGAGGTTTAAATGAAAACAGCCCTTTGACAGACAAGCAGAAGCGTTTTGTTACTCAACTCGTGGACAATGATGGTACAATCACGAAGCGACAGGCTGCGATAAACGCAGGATATTCTGAAAAAAGTGCTCACTCTAAGGCATATGAGTTAACGAACCCAAACATATGTCCCCATGTGGTTGCTGAAATTCGTAAAAAGAAAATTGAATTAGATGAAAAGTTCGGGATCACCTTTTCGAGGCACGTAAGAGACTTACAACGCATCAGGGACATAGCTTTAGAGAACGGAGCGTATTCAGCTGCGGTTCAAGCAGAATACAGAAGAGGTCAAGCTCAAGGAAACATTTACGTTAATAAGTCTGAGATAAGACATGGTTCTATCGATTCTATGAGCCGTGAAGAGGTAGAGAAGGCACTTCAGGATTTAAAGAATTCATATGGAAACAATGTTATCAACATCACTCCTAGCGAAGCAACCAAGCAAATCGAAGAAGCCAGAGTCGAAGCTATATCAGGATTTAAAGAAATATCAGAAAAAGAATCTATCAAAGTCTCATCTAACTAGAATAGAGACGACAGTAAGTCTTGGTTTTCCTGACATTTTTTATTCTGATCCGCGAGGCGTGTTTCATTTACTGGAGTTAAAGACAAGTCCTAACTTTGCCGTGAAGATTTCTCCCCACCAACTAAGCTTTATGTTAAGGCATCAGAATTCATCGGCATGGGTTTTGGTTCGCGGTTTAAAGACGATGGAGCTATATTTATATCATTCTAGCCAGATTATGGGGTTAAACGAATCGGGTCTTCGATTCGCGCCAAAGTGCAAAACAAGCGATTTTGGTGATATTTTCGACAATGTTTCACGTGAAACATTCCGTTAACTCGTTGTTTTCATTCACTTTAAAATAAAACTATTAAATGTATGCGACTTGTGGTATACTATGTATAGGTACTCTTCATGGCGAAGACACTTACGGAATACTTTTTCGAAGGTTGAGCCAACAGTTCCAGTAGCCATGAGGACTACCGTCTTGCAATGTTTCACGTGAAACATTGGGCTATTTGAAATAGTTTATAAACAATCAGAAACCTGAAAGGGGTTAGTTATGTCTGAGTCAAAAATTACATTAGAGGGTTTAATTTCTGAAGCTCTTAATGGTCATATTAACAAACCTGTTAATAAAACTTTTGTTTTTAATGACGGAGGCGCGAAGGAGGCAGGATTTAAAGGTCGTGCTGATGACTGTGTATGTCGTTCTTTTGCAATCGTAAGTGGCAAATCATATAATGAGGTTGCAGATCTTATTAAGGAGTTTTCCAAGCGAGAGCGAAAGTCCAAGCGCAAACGTAATAAATCAACAGTTCGTTCAGGTGTTTATAAAGCTACCGTTAAAAAAGTAGCTGAAGCACTTGATCTTGTCTGGACACCGACAATGTCTATTGGTTCGGGTTGCACGGTTCATTTAAGGTCGGATGAATTGCCAAGCGGTACGATTGCAGTCAATTGTAGTCTTCACGTTACAGCAATGATTGATGGTGTCATCCATGACACGCATGATCCTTCTCGAAATGGGACACGTTGTGTTTACGGTTATTGGTCAAAACAATCGTAACTGTGTTTTAATCACATGAGCATCCGTCTGGTATCTTTTAGAAGTGCCAGACGGATATTCTTCGATTGGATAGTTTAAAGCTTTTTTAAACGTTTTCTTTTCTTTTTTAGAACCTAATAGATAGATGTATCTATGTTTCTGGGGTCGCGCTATGTGCTCATATTTATCTGTTTCACGCATACGTTCTTTTAGGGACACTTGCTCACACAAAGTTTTTGAATGTTTATTAGTTCCTATTTCGCGCCATTCGTTTCTTTTTGCGGATATTCCTGTATAGATAAAGTTACACGCCTGATAGATTGTTCCGACATGGTTCATGCTTGTATCTGCATAGGACACCACGATTCGTGGGCTGCGCACCATCTTCAGAGTTTTAGCAACAAAGAAGGAGGCTTCGTTTTTATTATTGCGTAGGAGGCAAACACGGTTTAGTTCGAGAACAAGGTGAGAATAATCATCGCCACAAATGCCCCGACAAAGAGATGGTGAGGGTGGAATTCCATAGGTAATCACTCCTATTAGTTCTTTGCCGTCATACAAGCCAAACGCATCGGTGATATTAGGGACACGTTTGGCATAATGACGATTAAGAATCCAATCGTAAGTTTCTTCTGATTTAATTTTGTCAACGTTTAGCATTAGTACCCACGCAGAACCCTCCGCCAATCTTTACGGATTTTACTTGCGTATTCTTCTGCTTCAATAATGTCGTACCCAGCCTTTTCACAACGCATTGCGATTGTTGTTTCTATAAGCAGTCGAATACGTTGCACGGCATCAATAAACGAATCCTCTTCCTCATAATATTTTAAATTTTCTTTTGCCAAATTTTCTCTAACAATTTGTAGAGCAATATCATCTTTATTCATTAGTTTATTGTTACACCTTCTACTGTGTTTGAACTTTTTGCTATTGTTTGTGCTATTTTAATTAATTTATCGACAGGTTCGAAATTTTCATCTTTAGATAAATCCTGATCTTCTGTCATATCATACAAGCATCCGAATATGGCAACTAAAACACCAATAGATACGACAGGTTCGTTTTCAATCGATCTTGCTTGGATATGTTTCATTATTAAATTCATAACATCCAAGCCCATATCAACTCCGATAGAAAAATCAGAACCTTCTTCAGTTGAGAATTGAAATCCATCATCTTTTTTCATTTATAATTCCAACGATAAAATATATGATTATTTATTTGCACGGTTTTTTCCTTTGATTCAGCCCAATCGGGATACACATAGGTTGCATGATAGTGTGTTGCACCCTCTGTCACATCATACGTGCGAAAGGTCATTACTCCGTAAGCTACCATAATTGAAACTTCCCACACTTCATTGTTAGGCACAACATCGCTTTTACCATCACAATAAAAACTAAACTGGCATTTGTCACGAACAGGATAGTCCTGTTCCCACGAATAAGTAGGACCTTGTTTTATGACAGAACAAATATCATCGGGATAACGATGATCAATAACACGGTTCATTACCACGTTTGCCACGGCAATTTGCCCAACAATAGGTTCACTTCTTGATTCAAAATAAATAGCTGTTGCCATGCAAATTAAAGGATCAATCATTTTTACCTCCGTTTTATTAACATATAAGATAAATCTTATCTGGTTGCAAGCAAAATTGCTTGAATATATAAAATTTATTATATATCATTGCAGTATGAGCAGAGAAAAAAACGATTTTTATCCAACACCCGACTATGCAACACATAGTTTTATGAAGCATCACGACATTAGAGAGGGTTCGCCTCATGTGTGGGGCAAGGATGTTTGGGAGCCAGCTTGCGGAGATGGTGCAATCTCTAAAATTTTAGAAAAAGACTATGATATGAGGGTCTTGAGCACCGATTTGGTAAACAGGGGCTACGGTCAGTCGGGCATAGACTTTTTAATGGAGACAAAGATAGAAGCACCGTGGGTCGTGACTAATCCGCCTTACAAACTGGCTAATGAGTTTGTTACGAAATGCCTAGATTTTATGGATCAGGAAGAACATTTCAACGGATTTGCTATGTTGTTACGATTGGCATTTTTAGAAGGACAAGGCAGACACGATAAGATTTTTACACGCAAACGTCCTTCGAAGGTCATGGTATATAGCAAGAGGCTGACGATGATTCGCGGAGATCATGACGAAGCATGGTATGGTTCTGGCAAAATGGCATTTGCTTGGTTTATTTGGGACAGATGGGACAGGGATACTGTTTTAACGTGGATAAACGATTAAGTTTTGTTTATGTATTTTAGTTGTCCTGATAGCATTCGTCTAGTTGACAAGTCTCTTCTCAATGCTCCCAACTCTCTTGCGTTTTTAGCTTTAGCCATAGACTGATATTTTTTTGGTGGTCTTAAATTAACCACTTTGTTATTTAATTTATCTAATTCTTCGGCAAATTGTTCAACCGACATTCTACTCGCTTCGTCCATTTAATTTCTCCACGCCTTCCTCTGTAAAAGGATTTTCCTTATGCATGAGTGATGATGCCTCGACACCTAGATTGTACAAAACGTTTTGCATATCATTGTCAGATGCTTTACCCCGACTAGATAAGAATACTTCCACGGGTTTTTTAGATTCAGGATGATAACTGACGGTGACAGATATACCCATGCCCATATCAGAAGTTACACACGGTCTGCGATTAGGCAATTCGCTCATGATTCTCTCCGAATAAAAAAATTGATTTTTAAGTTTAAAAAAAAGAGAAGAATATGTCTATTAATTTATTAATTATTTTTTTGTTATCTGATAGCCTTCAGACTTGCAAAACACTTCAAACATAATCTTTAACTGTCCACCAATGGTTCGCTGTTCAAGTTTTGCAATTTGTTTAATGCCCTCATATACATCCACAGGCACTAAAATAGACTTCCATTTAGTTAAATCCATTTTTATCTCCTTTATTAATAAGAATATATAACATTTATCTTATACATACAAGTAAAAAAAGACCCCTGACGTAGTTGATACCTAGCAATCAGGGGTCAGTAGTGGTTTAAAACGCTAGAAAAAAACCACATCTGGGGAGATATGAAAATTTACTTTGCTTCACCCCAACTCAAACCTATTTCAAGATCGGTCTTCATTGGTACTTTTAACTGTACAGTATTTTCCATTATGTTAGCAATACTTTTTGCCTGACTTTCATCCTTCACACTTACGGCAAGCTCATCATGTATTTGTAACAATGGAATAATTTTATGTTCATTATATAAATCAGACATTGCTTTTTTGGTCATATCAGCTGCGCTTGCTTGGATAAGCCTGTTTAAAGCTTTGTATGTGTACGCACGTTTCAAAGCAGTATGATCTCCGTAATGTGCTCGTGCTTCCTCATATCCCATCGCTTTATGAACACCAAAACTAGTAGGTTCAAACAAATTAAACCTTAGTTTTCTGCCAAGAATTGATACAATATATCCGTTTCGTTTATTGTCTTGTAACGTTTGTGATACGATATCCATTGTTTTTTTAACGAAAGGCACTCTCTCATGGTATTGTGCTGTAAGTTCTTTTGCTTCCTCAAGAGACACGTCCAATTGATTCGACATTTTGGCAACACCCATACCATACATTAAGGCTAAGTTTAAAACTTTTGCAGATTTTCTGGGTATATCTGCCATCTCTGCAACCATGCTATGAAAATCCATGTCAGGATCATTTACATACCCATTAACGAAATCATCCACACCTTTCATAATTCTACCACTTTTTCCGCCCTGTAGAGCAGAAGCAAAATGCACAAGAATGCGTGGTTCTTGTTGTGAATAGTCTATCGAAGCCCATTTCTCATCTTCTTCAGGTAAGAATACGGAACGAATCATGGGACCAAGTTCCTCGTGCCGTGCTGGAATTTGCTGTAAATTTGGGTTGTTCATACTGATTCGCCCAGAAACTGTACCACCATCATCAGAACGAATTTGATTTATGTGTCCATGAATGCGTCCTTTGTCATCAACATATTTCAAAAGTCCGTTTATGAATGTGCCATTCGTCTTATTGTACTCTCGCGCTTGTAAAATACTTTTAGCAAGCTCGTGATCCGTGGTTTGTAGAAAGTTTTTAGTAAAAGACGGAGCGTTTTTTTCGGTCTTTGGGTATGGTATACTAAGCTTATCGAATGCCTTGGCAAGCGATTGAGCTGCCCATATTTCTGGCTCGAAACCACATAAATCTTTAATCTTTTTAACAGCCTGTATTTCTTTTTTACGAATGTACTGACTTGTTTGTTCTACTCTATCAAGATCTATACGTATGCCACGATACGTCATATCAACAAGGCAAGGTAGTAAATCTCGTTCTAATTCGAATACAGTTTTTAAATTTTCTTTCGTGATGAGATTTTTAAAACATTCCCAAACTTCTAATGTAATTTCTGCGTCAGCGGTAGCATAAGGTCCAACAAACATGGGAGGCAATTGCCACATATCCGCCTTTGGGTCTAAGCCAAACTCACGAGCTGCTTGTTCCAAACCTTTTTCAGACTTAATTTTCTCTATGTAATCGAATGCTACGGCATTTAGACTATAACTAAACCTATTCTCATCAAGAAGTGACGCAACTACCATCGTATCGATGATTTTACCATTTACTTCGAAACCTTCAGATTTTAACCATCCAAGATCATATTGTGCGTTGTGCATTACCTTCGGGCATGGAAGACTAAGCACTTCTTGCATGAACTTTTTTACAATGTTGGCATCTAAGTTTCCGCCACCTTCATGCTTTATAGGTAAATATCCACTCCAAAAAGACGTTGCCACCGCAAATCCAATGATATATCCATCTTTACGAGGCCAACCAGGTCCTAAAGATTTTATGTTTGTATCCCTTGTTTCGAGGTCTACTGCTATTTCTTTTGCGCTAGATAAATCAGGAAGTTCGGTTGGAGGAATCCAATCAGATTTTTCTTGGAACATAGCAAATTGTAATGTCATAATTTTTCTTCTTTATGCCGTTCAAAAATCTGTAATAGTTCAATGCCAAGCTGAAAAGCGTTTTTATCGGTAATTTCAAATTGATGAAATTCTGTATCTTTACCATCTTCTCTTTTCAGAACATTAATGACCACTTTTTTTGATTCTGGGTTTATATAGGGGTCAGTTGCATAAATAATTTGATAGGTCATATCTGATAGCTTCTAACTGCATCCTCTGGTGTGATTAAATAAAGATTTTCTTTAGTACGAGTTACTGCAACATAAAAAAGTCTGTGTAAATCTTCAGATATTCTGAATCCTTCCACAGTATTGGACAGACGGGCTTCGTCTGATGCACGGGATATATCTGTATAAACTACAACATTTTCAGCTTCACCACCCTTTGCACCGTGTATAGTAGAAATTTTAATTTTTGGGTCTTCATCTATTTTCTGACCTCTGCGTAACAGCGCAGATATGTAACTGGATTCCTCTTCGGGCAATCTATCTAAAGCAATGTCCCAATTCATTTCAATATCTGCTTTTAAACCCATACTGTTGACTAAATCTTGGAACTTAAATCTATCATTCATTTCGACATTAGGTAGCTTCTTATAGCCACGTTTAATACGAGTGTTAGTCTTCATCCAAGTATACATATGATTAAGGTCTGTACCGAAAATTTCTTCATCGTTTTGCAACGCTTTCCAAGCTAAAACAGCGGTAACGATTGAGAAATTAATGCTTCTCTTATTTTTATATTCAAACAATACGCCAAAACTTCTTAAATTTTCAGTAATTTCTTGTAACATATAAGCACATTGAGCAAGTATAAGCCAAGTTCCTTTGTTCATTTCATCAACGGGCGCACTTACTCTAACATTTACAGATCCTTGAACCGTGTGCGGTAGGTATTTCTTAATTCTTCTATTTTTAATTCTAGATACTATCTTTTCTGCAACACTATGCACAGATTTTGGAACTCTAAAAGACTGTGATAAAACTTCTGATGGACTGTCTAAAGTTAATAAAGATTCAACATCTGCTCCAGCCCACCTGAATATAGCTTGATCGTCATCGCCTGCAACATATGCTTTGTTAGATCTGTTTACGATCACGTTTACCATTTCCCATTGTAATTTTGATAAATCTTGTGCTTCATCAACAAAGACAACGTCAAAGTGTGGGCAATATTTCCCATTGTTAGCTACAAAGTATTCTAAAATGTCGGTGTAATCATAAAGTCTTAAAGACTGTTTGTACTTTTTATAAGAATTAAATGCATAAATTACCTCTTGCAAACTCTCTTCAATCGTTGACTCATTATAAGTTACGTCTACAGGCTCTCTTTTAAGCCGTGACAATTGAATTATTTGCATTACAGGGCTTTCAGCACTAGTGATCCC